GAATTAGGGAGAAAAATATCCGAGTAGCTAAGAGGCTGTACGTCCGCTGGAAATGCTACAAGGTCGTCGCCCGGCGGATGAGAGTGAAGATCACGACTGTTTGGGGCTGGGTGAACTGCTAGAAATTGTCCCGGAGTGATGGCCGGGGCCGGGAATCAATTAGAGTAAGCAGATTTGAGCCAGTGATATATATATGTCATCCCCCCAAGTATTGCCATATTTTCGCCGCTTGCTGACCGTCCAGCCGGATGAATACCTAGACGACGCCTTGAGGTAGTATCCCACCCCCATACTGTATTTCTCACGGTGTTCGATATTGTTTTCAGAGATTTCCCACAGAAACGGGACAAGGACGCCGTCAAATGACACTGCCCCCGGCGTTGGTTGGCTGTTGATATACGCCTCCGCTTCTGCTCTCGTTTTAAATTTCCTTATAAGCTCGTTGTGCCAGTGGGACTGGCATCCGGCAGAGTAGTAACTCCCATTGCTCTTGAAGTCCGCGCCGATCGAGACGTAAGCGGTAAAATCCCCCTTTCCTGTTCCAAGGTGCGCTGTTTTCTCGAATTTCCCTGCCGCCTTTCTCATTTCTGGAAACAAGTCCCTGGCGTGTTTTGAGGTGGAGAGGATTATCATTTGTGTGGTTTTGGTGTTGAAGTAATCCGTGTGTAAATCACAGTCATCTTGCTCATACTCAGCCACAATCAGCGCCGAGAAAGCGTCTATGCCTTTCTCTGCTGCTATTTTCTTCCCTTTTTCCACGAGAGCGGATATCCGCTTTGCCGAGTCTTCTTTTATTTGCTCCTCCAATTTTTGAAGGGCGGATGCTTTTTCATAGAGACGGAGGCACTCATCCGGAGATACGACATCATCCGTATAATACATTTGGATGCGGTTTGACGTTTTCTCGCTGATGTGCATCATGCCATAAGCGTCTGATTTAGAAAATTTCCCGTCCTCCAGGGAAACGGTCAGATAGCGCGCTCCATAGCCGTAATTTTGATCTATCCCCTCATTTTTTACGACGACATAACGGGGACATGAATACCCATTAAGTTGAAGAACGGTCCCTATAGGGAGACTGTTTTTTGCGTTGTTTGCTGATACGTCAATCCGTTTCATTCCGCTGCCGAGGTCATAGGTTGCCATTTCTATACCCTCCCTTCGGCTTTTGCGATGGCCAGCGTGAGCGCCACCGATGCCGGATTTGTAAGACGCTCACCCGATAATGGATTTTTTTCTCGGATCAGCCTATCAATTTCAGCAATTGCCGCTTTCGCTGCTTCCAAAAGCTCCGGCGCCGCCTTCATAAGGCGCTTTTCCTCGTTGACCATCATTTGCGCTGTGTTGCGAGCCACTTTTATATTGATGTTTTTGTCTCGCGGTCCCAGCTCCGAAAGACGTAACTCCGCTATCTGGTAAAATCGTACCATGTCGTTTTGAGTTTTCATTTTCGTTACCTCCCGATCCGTTTTTTAGATGCCTGAAAAACCGCGTTAACCTTTTGCTGCCGCGCCCAACATTCTAGGGTCATCCACATTTTAATTCTAAGCCGATTTACTAGGGTTCGTTTCATTTGTTGGTCCCTCCTGGATGTAATCCGCATTACACGTTTGGGTAAATTTTTTTAGGGGTTGATAATCCCCTGGCTTTTCAGTTTCCGCCAGTAATCAATAATCAATTTTTTGATCATTCCCGTGAGTCCATCATGGTCCGCTTGCGCGATGTCGTCGAGCATTTTTTTCTCGTCGGCGGCGAGCCTTACGTTCAGAGTGTATGTGCTTTTTTTATTTTCCATTTTCCCCTTCGATTTCGATCAGATTTTCCGGTAGCCCGAGAGCCCCCCACGCCAGCGCCCCGGCGACCCGGTGGCGCTCGCGGTCATCGCTGCACATGATCCGCGCTCCCCCTAGCCCCGCTGAGGTGGGGGCTCACCGATTGGCTACATATATAGTATACCAGACCGCAGATATTTGTCAAGGTTTATTATCAACAAATAAAAATATATTTTCGCTTGCCTGGACGTCGCGGATATTCTATACGTTTAGTATGTTCTAAATATTAAAAACGAGGTAAACAGATGGAGTTGGATTTAAAATTAGCTATGGAAAAAATGCGGATGAAAGATCAGCTAGTCGCTCGGCTCATCTACCGTGGAATGTCACAAACTGAAATCGGAAAATTACTACAGAAATCCCAACAGGCAATATCCTCCCAATTAAAAAAGATGAAGAAATATTTGAAAGATTGGTTGTAAATTTGTCGTTGAGAAGTGATCTATAGTAGATGAATATAGAGTCAATCGCCCGTTCGATCCTACCACCTAATAATCTCCATTTCGATGATCTCATTTCTGTTGGGAATCTGGAAATTTTCAAGCTTGGAAAAAAGGCCGCGAGCAAAAAAGTAATCAGAGGACGGATGTTGAATTATCTCCGGGATAATTGCCGCGAAAAATCCGATGGATCATGCCCCGATTTACCCCCCACATGGATTGATAAGGAAGGTCGCAAAAGAGGTTCGGGAAGAATCAATGTATCCCAAAATTTCGAGGCCGAAAATGAGTACGGCAATTAGTCTGCTGTTTCCCGGCCTCCAATTATCTAGATATCCAACACCCATATTTCGAGATAATAGCTCTAAAATCGAATCGTCGTGCGTTCCGCATCGGACAATAAATGTCCAATAGATCGAAATCTCGAAATAAACGAACAATCACGAAATCAGGTGCCACCGGCCTTGCGAAAAAGCCGGAACAAAGCACTCAAATGTATCAATGTCCCCTCTGCTCTCAGTTGGTAATATCCGATGTTCAGCTAAATTGTGATAGTTGCCACCAGGCCCCATTCATGCAAAAAATCCGGATCATCCGCGCATCGTGATGTCCAAAACCTCAATATCAACGAAGAACAGCAAAAGCAGTATAATCGGCATAACCAGTAATCTCCTTGTATCTACGATAGTAGCATTAGTAAAACTAATACAGCAGAATAACAACCAAAAAATCCGAAGCAACTCGCATAACCAACCCCCATTACAGGATAATATGTTTTACTCCCGTAGAGAGATAGCTAGATCCGAGAGATCAATTGATCGGTTTTGGGTTTCAACTGTTCGATTTGGAGTTTCAACTGTGAGATACTGGGTTTCAACTGTGAGATACTGGGTTTCAACTGTGAGATACTGGGTTTCAACTGTGAGATTTTGGGTGAAAAGATGCTCGCTCAAGCAAATCCGTGTCATTCCTGGAAGTTTCCCTCGTAGCCATTCGATTGTATTTCCGATTTCATTCAACTTTTCATTCAAATACCCCCATTTTCCATTCAAGATGCCACATAATATGCTCCCAAAAGAGAAAAGCGTTAATAATCATATGTTTGCATGTTTTAAATATGCCACATAACCATTATTATCGGAAGTTGGGAGACAGTTTGAGGGGGATGGCCGGCGGGGAGGGGTGGGGCAATCGTGAATGGTTCCATAATTATTATAGTTATACCACCCTATCCCCCTCCCCTGTCAGTAGAATTTGTGGAAACTGGCAGAAACGAAGGGTTGTAGGCGATATCTGACGATGTTGGAAGGGGTTCTTAGCCATGCCTAACCGTCATAAGCTGGTTGAAATAGGGTGTAAGCGGTGTGGGATAAGGAAACTGGCTAGAAAGTCGAATTTGAATGAGGAAAAGGGCAATTATTGTGGGCGTAGGTGCAGTGGGTTAGTGGCTGCTGAGAGGAATGGAGGGTTTCGGCTGCGGGCGAAAAGCGGGAAGGTTACCAACTGCTTGAAAACGGGTAGTTGATGGCAAAAATGGGGTTTATTCGGGCAGAATTTGGGCAATTTGGATAGTTTATAGTTCAAGGGAACAGTAAACCATGGGAAAACGACCAGAAGCAGAGATGGAGGCGATACGGCGGGAGTGGGATTTGAGGATGTCAGATCCCGAATACCGTCATTTGTCATTGAAGGAGAAGGCGGCGGTATTGGACGTGACGCCGAACACGATTTACCAGTGGGAATACAAGATAATGCCACACAGGTGGGAGAGGTGGCGGGAGGAGGAGAAGGTAAGGTTGGCGGAGCAGGAGGTAAAGGTCAACGATGCGTTGTATCGGAAGGCATTGGGTGGGGACATAGCGGGGATAAAGCTTTGGTATCAGAAGCGGTTAGGGTGGTCGGAGAAGTTCACCAGCGAGAATATCAATAAGGGGCCAGAGGGTGGTATGACGGACGCTGAGTTGAACAAGATGGTAGTGAAGGCTATGAGCAAGGAAGATTTGGAGAAGGCGTTGGAGGAGAAGGAGTTGAGGGTGGTAGAGCCTGAGGGGACGCAGGTTGTCGGACAAAGCGAATAAGGAAGACCGCGAAATCGGACAACGGGCGAGTTGTTCTGCAGCCGCTGAAGATTTTTCACGAAATTGGACTTGTCCAAAAGATGTAAAGCATAACCGTATGAACACGAACAGGGTAAAGAAACGGTTTCGGTGTGCCTATAGCAGGAGAAAGTTGGTATACGCAAACGAAGGAAACGCGCGATATCTTGATTTCGAAGATGCCCCGCGAAGCGGAAAAAGAGGCGGGAAACGTACGTGAAATGCCAGGAGAGGTCGGGGCATTATGACGAACCCACCCCTATTTCACACGTCTGATGATCCGGGAATATCCGGTGAAACGCATAAGCGTAGCGTTTATGCGTCACGTGTCCCCGCAAAGGGTGGGACGGTGGGCAAGACTCTCCATGCCGAAGCGTAGCCTCCGTAGCGATACGGTTGTAGGCATTCGGCCACTTTGATCGACAAGGCGAAAGCTGAACTGAACCGGAGGATGGTGGAGGAGCGGTGTAGGTATTACAAGCCAAACGCCAAGGTTCAGGATTTCATAAAGCATGTCGGGAACGGGAAGCACTTTGTATATCTCATTTTGGCGGCGAATGGGATAGGGAAGACGGCGGCGTGGGCGAATATATTTGCAAACATATTTTGGGGGCCGCAAAACGAGTTCTTTGACTATCCGTTATTTCGAAATTGGCCATATGACAAGCATTTGAGGGTTGTAACGGAGGCCAACGATCTTGGGGAAACGGGGACGATTGATAAGGAAATTAAATATTGGTGGCCGAAGGGGCGGTATTCTGCTGAGAAGCACGGCAAGAACTACAATTTCGTATATAAAACGGACACTGGATTTTTGATGGACAAGTTCAGTAACGCGCAAGAGCCAAAGGAGTTTGAATCCGCGACATTGGGTGCGGTTGCGTTCAATGAACCCCCAAGCGAGGACATATTTAATGCGTGTGTTGGACGTATGCGTAGGGGCGGGATACTGATGTTTCAGATTACGCCGTTGCGCGGGTCGGCATGGATACAGGACAGTTTGGTCGATAGCCATGACCAAGATTCTGTTTCTGTAACTGCCGACATTGAGGACGCATGTATTGAACATGGGGTAAGGGGGCATCTTTCGCACAAGAACATTGAGCGCATGATGTCGAAATGGGACCCCGACGAAAGGGACGCGAGGGCGCACGGAAAGTTCATGCACTTATCCAGCGTCATACTTGGGAAGTCTTTCCGTAGGGAGCACCACGTCGTTGATGATTCGCTGAAGCCGCCGGACGGGTCACAGTGGTTTACGGTGGTAGACCCCGCGAGGGGCAAGCCGTGGGCGATAGGGTTGGGGTGGGTAGACCCGAGGGGCCAGATAGTTTTTGACGACGAATATCCGCGTGAGGATTGGCTACGCATCAAGGAAACGAAGTTGACGATACGCGATTACGTGGACATTATAAGGCTCATGGAAAAGGGAAAACCAGTTGAAACCAGAATCATAGATAGACACTTTGCTAATGCGAGAAACGATTATGGAACCACGCTGAAGCGAGACTTGTCTGAAAAGTTTGATTTGGATTTTCGAGACTCCTATGCTTGCGAGGAAGAGGTTGAAACCGGGATACAGAAGGTAAAAGATTTGCTTGGGTTCAACGATAGGATGCCCGAGGACACCTTGAATTTTCCAAGACTGAAATTTAAGAATCGGTGCAAAAACATTATCCGGGCGTGTGAGCGATGGGGCAGGAACCACGAAACATTAAAGCCTGAGCCGGACAGCCCGTATAAAGACCATTTTGATCTTGTGAGATATGTGAGCATGGCGAATTTGGAGGTATGGGTTCCACGGAATTTTGAACAGCAGAAGGTGGGATATATCCTTGGGAGATAAGACTTGCACGAAATGTCTAAAAGCCTTGCCATTGTCTGATTTTAGTCTTCACAATGGAAAACCGAGACATGCTTGTAAGAATTGCGCGTCAGAAGCGTATCGGGTTTGGCTGAACAAGAACAAAGCAAGGCGATCGGAACAGAATAAGGAGTGGTGCAAGAACAACAAAGATCGCGTTATTTTCCATGCCAACAAAACGCGAAAGAGCAGGATGGATTTTTTATGGGGCAAGAAATCCGTTCCTTGTGCGGATTGCGGGATTAAATATCATCCGTGGGTTATGCACTTTGACCACAGGAATCCCCAGTTAAAAGTTTTCAATGTTGGGCACGGAGTAACGAAAAGCATGGAAAGATTGGTGTCTGAGATAAACAAGTGCGACGTGGTATGTGCGAATTGCACTCAGAGAGGACATACTGGAGGAGGAAGACGGTTGACGAAAAAGCTGGTCACTCGTGTCCATGTTGCATGAAAAACCGCGAGACGTACGAGCCGAAGTATATTTTGGGGAGATGATTAAGTGGCCGTTGGTGTTCTGGAATTTCGGCATGTATCGAAAGTGTCCACAGGTGATAGGGAGCTTCTATCATCCGATGGAAATGGGAAAGGCGGTTTGGAAAAAAATCTTTAGGGCGTGACCATGTTTGGCAAAAAAAAAGAACTGTTACCCAAAGACCTTCTGAATGACCTGGAACGCGACGACAGGACAGACGAGCAATTTGCGAAGATGATTAAAGCGCCGGGCGCGGAGCGTAGTTCTAACATGAGTATTCCCATGAATTTTCCAATGAGGGGGATGGTAAGCAGACTATGATAGACACAAATACGTCGCGTCAATGCAACACGGGACGGCACAAGCACCACCAAATTATCCATTTTGTTGGCGGTGTGAAGCGCCTCATACAGAATGTCATGTATGTATGGGAAAACGAAATGGTGCATATTGCTGATGAATTGGGCGTTGAGTATGTCATCAACAAAAACAACGTGCTGTTTTACGAGAGGATTAAGATTGAAGGGGGAGAAAGCAATGGAGACAATCGGGGAAGTCATGGATCAAGCGGTAAAATCGGCAAGCGAAAACAAGAAGTCAAATAGGCTCGAATCGTTAGGATTTAAGTTCCTTGGAAATCGCGTCCGGGAACTTAAAGAAGCCAAACGGAAAATGGCGATTGCTTATGAACATTACCGTTTCGTAACGCAGGAAAAGATTAACGACTTTAATAGAAAATTGCGGGAAGAGTCGGATAAAAACGCGCGAACATGGAAAGAGCTCGCGTTTACTCGCATAGAGGATTACGACAAGTGCCCGCCGGACGACGTTTTAGATGCTCTCGAAAAAGCGCATGGAATGAAGTGTTTCGACAATTTTGAGGTGGCGTATATTCGGGAAGTAAAAGACCCGATTATTTTTGGCAGGATTACGAATTGTTCGGACAGGTTTTTTGTCGGGCAATGGGACGACGACGTTAGTATTGACGATTTGCTGAAAAAGAACGAAGGGTAAAATTTAGGGCGTGACCCGCAAGGCGGGTTACTGCCAAAAACCATAAGGGGCGGGTAGCTCCCGCGAGAGTCTTCTAGGACTCACCCTCCATGCACGGTTTCTAAGAGCCGATTATTGCCGCGACGAATCCTCCCGTTGCCATTAATAATCGGCTCTTTTTTGTGCATGGGACATTTGAAAAAGAGGAATCGAATGGCTGATAAAGATTGGAAAGCGATACACAAGCAGGAAGTCGTAAAGTTCGTTCGGAATTTCTACGAGACTTCCAACAATTGGCGTAGGCAGGCATACGATGCCAAATGGGACAAATACGAACGGAACTATAGAAACATTTATGACCCGGACATTGCGGCCAAGAAGGAATCGTGGCAAGCGACCATGTTTGTTCCTGCGACAGTCACGAGTGTTGAAGTGATTACCGCTTCATTGACAAAGATAGGGTCCGGGAAGAAGCGTCCTATCGCATTGGAGCCGAGGGAGTCGGGGGACGAGTTGCAGGCCGAGTTGAATACGGACATTGTGGACTATTACAGGGAGAAGGGCGATTACGATCTGAACCGATACCACGTTATCAAAGAATTGTCGATTTACGGTTCAGCGTTCATGAAGGTTTATTGGGAGAAGAAATACGCAAAGAGGCGAGTCGTCAAAGACAAGATGGAGACTCTTTTGTCTGCCATGGCGAAGATGCGTATGCCGCAAAAAATCGGGACTACGAAGGACTGGGAAGACGTTCTAGTTAAAGACGGCGTGACGTTCAAGCACATCCATATCAGGAACATCTTCCCTGAGCCAAACTTCACGGATTTGAGCCGACTCATTCATAGGGAGAAGTTGACCTATAACGAGTTAAGGCAGCTGGCCGACCAAGGGTTGTTTGATTCGGATTCTGTCAAAGAATTGTTCGATGTCACGGAAAACGACAACTTTGAGGACGATTTGCGGACGAGCAAGGGCGACCAAGGTGTAACTGACCCGAAATTGCCAAGGCAGGGTTTCGACAAGCGGCATACGGTGTGGGAGTATTCCGGGCCGTTGCCGTTGAAGTGGATCAATTTGGATATGCCGGAGGACACGGAGGAACAGAAGAAAGCTGCCATGGAGGTGACTCCCGGCAAGGCGTTTGTCGCGTCAGCTGATTACTTCCTCGCTTCTGGTGAATCCAATAATTACACGGACGAGCCGGAATTTGTAAAGGCTGACTACATTCCTTCTCCTGGTGGCGGGTATGGGATTGGAGTGGCGCAGCTTATTGAAGGGTTGCAGGACGAATTCAACGAAATCCGCAATCAGCGAATCGACAACGTGACTCTGATCATGAACAAGATGATAGCGGTTGTCGAGAAATACATCGTTGATCCTAAGGAGTTGAGGTCTAAACCGGGTGGAATCATCCGTTTCAAGGGTTCGGAAATTGATGATATTCGAAAGGCGTTCGCGGAGATACAAATTTCAGATGTTCCCTTGTCGGCTTTTAGAGAAACCGGGGAACTAGAAAGACAGATTCAAGAGACTACGGCGGCTAATCGTGTCACCACTGGGACAGCTGGGCTCGTCAACGACACCAATCAGACATTGGGCGGCATGGAACTCATGCGACAGGCCGCTTTCGACAGGTTCACGGTATACGCCTTTATCATAGGTAGGACTCTTGACGTTAAGATCGCGAAGAAGGTTTCCGAGCTGGTCTACCTCAACATTAGTGATGAATCTGTCCGGCGAATACTCGGTGATGTCCCTATTGAGACGCTTCCTGGCGAATTTGTCGCTAGGTGGCAGACTTGGAAACGACAATCGCCAGAAGAGATAGACATTTGCTACGACTTTGTCCCCGTTGATGTTTTTTCACAGGAAAACAAAATGCAGAAGTCCCAGGACCTCGCGTCCAAAATGCAGTTGATGGCTTCTGTTGTTCCAGGTTGGAACCCCGTTCCCGCTATTAAGCGGTTGTTTAAGTATTCGGAATTGTCGTCTGACGAAGTCAGCGAATTGATGGAAGGACTGGAACAAGGGCCAATGCCTACGCCGATGGGTATGGGACAGGGCGTCCCGTCTATTTCGAGGCCGACGAAGCAGACGTCAAGCGAGACGCCGCCTTCACCAGCTGGCGGGATGGGAAATCCGGGGATGCAACCTCTTGGCTGATTTAGACAAGCTCGAATCATGGCTTGCCGAAGAGGAAAGAAGCCGTTTGGACGCACATTTGAAGTTAGTGCTAGATGACGCTCCAAAACCACGATTTTCGATTGCGTGTGGCGAACTGAGAATGATTGAAGCGGTTCGACAGCGCATGGAAATAATTAGGCGTGAACGGGAATCTTAGGGGAAGAAGACAAGTCCGTTCAATGGAGAATAGATGGACGAAATTATAGGCAATACCGTAATGGCTGATCCAGTAGGGAAAACCGACCAAAGCGCCGTGGCGCAACTTGCCGCGCAAGCAGAAGCGGCTAAAGCGCTCATGGCTGACTTGTCGGCTCCCCCGGTTGTGGCCCCGGTAGCCCCGGTAGAGACTCAGACGCAGGTTCAGGCTCCCGCTCCAGAAACAAAGGTGAAGTCTGACCCATTGCAACCGTTTAAAGACAAGGAAGGCACAATTGACCCTCAGAGGATCGAGAAGGCCAACGAGAGCCTTAGACGTGAGACAGTCGATAGGGAAGCACGGATTCAGCAACTGTTAAAGCAGAACAAGGAATTGCAGAAGGAGTTCACCAAGAAGAGCATGGAAATGCGCTCATTGGAAAAGGCCGCGCCCCAGGTGGATGCCAGGGGTATCAGCCCTGAACTTCGGAAACAAATCCTTGCTGACCTTGAAAAGGACCCCGTTGAGGCGATTTTTAAGGCGGCTGAGATTGTTGCTGAGTCAAGAGTGAATCCTATTAGGGAACAGTTTGCGGAAACGCGACAGGAAAGCCGTTTCAGGAAAGAGGCCGAAAGCCTCGATTCATTGGGACAGGCTGGACATCCTTGGGTTTATACCAAGGAAGGGCAGGAATGGTTTGCACAGAAGTTCCAGGAAGAGCCTGGTCTGATGCAAATGTCCGATCCTTATCGCGCCGCCGTCAGGCAGTTCTCGGACGAAATCACGTCTAAAGAGGCACGGCAGGCCGCCGAAGCACCGGCGAGTCGTGGAACACCCGTATTGGGAGTTTCGCAAGCCGTCCCGCCTCCCATGTCGAAACCGACGGAAACCCCTGAGTTGAAGCTGGCTGATCTTAATTCCAAACTGCAACAGGCGTTTGCGAACAGAGATATGGCAGAAGCAAATCGTATTGGGTTGGAAATGCGCAAATTGAGCGCACAGGTTAGGTTCTAGGTTCTCGAAAATATAGTGCAAAGAGAATCAAATGGCTGATACTAATACTACTACCAGTATTCTCGACAACCTGCTTAAGAACTATTTTGTTCCGCAGGCCCTGATTACTGTCTACAACGAGACCCCGCTTTACGGTCTCGCCAAGAAATACCCCTGCCCGAAAGGGTCGGGAAAGATCGTTTACTGGAACGCCTGGACGAAGTTTGACGGTGCGTCTTCGACCCTCTCCGAGGGTGGAGACAATTCCGCTCCGTCGTTCTCGTCCCGTCGGGTTTCTGCGACGATCACCCAGTATGGCCGCGCCCTTATCAACACGGATATGGCCGAGTTTTTCAGCGTTCTGGATGCCCGCGAAGGCGTTCTTAATGCTCTGAAAGAGTCTGCCAAGATTACGTGGGAGCGCGTCTGCCACACTGGTATCTTTAAGACCACGTTCTACGCGCAACATACTACCTCCAAACTGTTGTCAGCGTATATGTCGTCTGTCGCGTCGGCTTTCTGTGCGAATACCGGCACCACCGGCGCTGTGGCGTCTAACACGCAGTTCCAGTTCCCCGCCATGTTCGGGACTTCCTGCTCCCGCCTTTCCGCCGTTTCCAAGACTGCTCCTTCGCAGTCTGCGCAACTGAGCATCTTCGGTCTGCGGAAAGCCATCAACGTGCTTGAGCGAAAGAGCATTAAGCCTCCCGCCGACGGTCTGTTCCCAGCGTATACGCATCCAAATGCGATCCATACGCTGAGGAAGGATGCGACTTGGAAGGACTGGAACCAGTATGCCAACTCCAAAGAGACGCTCTACAATGGCGAAATGGGCCGCATTTTCCGTATGCGGTTTATCGCTACTCCCGAGTGTCCTAGGTATGCGGTTGCGGCTCACTCGGTTCTGCCTGTTTTCATCATGGGACAGGAAAGTTTCGGCGTTTCCGAGGCACTTTCGGGCCTTGAGATGTTCGCGATCACTACGCCTGACAGCGGAAACAAGTTCAACACCATGGCGTATTTCTCCTACAAGATTACTGCTGCGGCGGCTGCGTTGAATCCGTCTGCTGGCGTGATTCTGTGGGTTCACGAGAAGATCTAAGTTAATTTGGTCGGGGGGTGGTGGTCTAAAGGCCATCACCCCCAGGACCAAGCTAAAGGAGAAACAATGAAACGATTTTTGCCTTTACTATTTGTCTTGTTTGCGGTCGGTGCGTCAGCCGCTGACCTGAACCCAAGTGTCAGGTTGCCGGACAACAGCCAGTCAATCACCGTCAACTACCGAGACAGGGGAACCGCCACCACGTCACACGCACAGACTTACAACGTGGAGAGCAATTACAGCTATTCGCAAACTGCGTCAACCAAAACAGTGAGCGCAATCGCCGGTCTTTTGCACGCAATTACAATTACAGATTCTGTTGCGACTGCGTTTATCGTTTATGACAGCACCCACACGGGAGACACGACTAGGCCGATTGCGAAATTTGAGGCTTCTGCTGCCGCAGGAACATACCTTTTCGATGTTCAGGTGACAAGCGGTATCCAGCATATCGGCGCGGCGAGCGGAGCTGAGGTCACGTTCAGCTACCGATAATGAAACTCCAAATCGGCGCAAAAGGGGAAGGGATTGATGGCTTCAAAAAGCTGGACATTATCCAGCATGGAGACATTGATTTCGTTCAGGATGCGTCCGATTTGAGCAACTTTGAAACGGAGAGCGTAGATGAGATTTATGCGAGCCACATTATTGAACATTTTAAGAAGCTTGCGTTACCGAAGGTTCTCTTGGATTGGAATCGGGTGCTAAAGGAGGGCGGTGTTTTGTGGGTGTCCGTTCCCGATTTTGCGCGGATCGTAGAAATGTATCTGAAATCAGGGAAAGAGTTGTCGGTGTGGCTGGACCACCTTTTGCATGGGGACCAGGCGAATCCTGAAAGTTTTCATTATTCATCTTTTACATTCCCTACGCTTTCAGGTTATCTGAGCCAAGCGGGTTTCAGCAAGATAGACAGGATTGTTGACTTGCCGTATGGGGTCAATGATGCGTCAAAAATAACGGACAATCGGTATAACATCCCGATTTCCTTGAATCTGAAAGCGGTCAAATAGGAGAGTGAAATGAAGAGATTGGTTGTATTGGCGGCTTTTGTTGTGGCCTCTTGGGTCACGGTTTTTGCGGAAGGGAATAGCCCGATTTACATCACGTATAACGACGATGCCGGGACGGGCCCTGTTATGAAGCGGGCGCGTGGGCAGTTCGGCACGCCGTCCAAGATTTATTCCAGCGACGTTTTGGGGCAGTTTCATGCCTACGGGCATAACGGATCGGCGTTCGCCGGGCCGAAGGGGTCTATTGAGGTCCAAGCAAATCAGGACTGGTCCACGACCGCCAACGGGACGAAAATCCTATTCAAGACGACTCCCGACGGTTCGACGACTCAGGCGACGGTTGCCACTCTTGACGACAATGGGAATCTTTCAATATCCGGTGCGCTTAGTGCAGTTGGTTTAACGTCCACTGGGCTGGCGGTTGACACTCCAACCAATTACATCCTCGGCGCGGCCACTGAAGTCACGCCAACGTCCGGTTTTGGGGTTTTTACGACGACGGGTGGTGCTATCTCTTGGTCTTGCACGAATTCATGTATATCCACTTCGGTAGCGAATGGGTCAATGTTCACTGTCATGTCGTCCACGACAGCAAACATTACCCTTAACGACACGGCATACATTCAGCTTAGCACGACGACGACTTCCACTGACAGGGTTCTTTCTAACCCCGGAGACAACCTTGTTCTTCGTCTTTTATCCGGCGTTTGGTATGAGGTTTCTTTCAGCACGGGACATGAATAAGTGACGGTTTCCGCTTTTTCGGTCATAAAAAACGAACAGGATTTTATCGGCCACGGGGCAATGTCGTTACTGCCCCACGTAGACGAAATTGTCTACTTTGATTCTTCAACTGATGGCACTCTCCGATTGTTGGACTACATCAAAGAGAAGTATGACCCAAGCGGAAAAATCAAGATATTCAAGAACAGGGATTTTACCGACTTCAAGGAAAATTACGTTAAAACCTTCAACGAGTGCATGAAGGAGTGTTCCGGTTCTTACTTGCTATATGCTCATCCTGACATGATCCTGACGAAACCAGGAATCCTTGCGAATCGGGAGCAGATGTCCGGTTTAGCATACTACGTCAACATGCGGTCGTTCGCAGGGGAAGACCTAAAAACCGAGATAACGAAGGGCCGGACGAACAAGTGGAAGACCATTATGCGGAACGGGTTTGGGTTGAAGTATTGGGGATGCTACGGCGATCCAAATGAGGATATGTATTTCACGGCGATCACGGGGAACCAGCACAACGTCTATAAGGACATGCGCCAATACCCGTTTATCGTCGAAGATTCTGGCATCCATTTAGAGCATTTTTGTGAATCAAAGCCTCGCAAACGCCGAGAGCAGAAAATGGAGACAGTGTTCAAGACGGTATTCAACATCAACGACAAGGGGTCTTTGTTTGACTTAGTAATGAATCATCCGAGGGTTCACCTCGAAAGTCAAAACAGCCAATTTGGAGAGTTTGAGTTTGCCCCTCGGAAAGACGAATTGCCCGAAGTGTTCAGCAAATACAAAGACGAATTTGAGGCGGTATTGAAATGAAGAAAATACTTTTAGTAGCTTTTGCGCTACTTGCCCCGGAGATTGTTTTTGCGGGGATGGACAATGTAAATGTCCTGAATTCGATACGAATAAGCACTATGTCGAATACCGTTGTTGTTTCTGTCAACGGCTCCTCCGTCACCTCCTCCAATCCCCTGCCTGTCTCCGTAAACACCTCCACCGTAGGCGTCCGGGAAGTGCCTATTTCTCGGGTTGGGACCGGGACGACGGTATCCGTTTCGACATTTGCATGGACCAACGCTGTTACGTCAAGCAGCCTGTCAAATCGCGCTTGTGTCAAAGTTTCTAATCCGTCGAGCAACAATGCGTCGTTTGTCTACATCCCGTCAACTTCTTCCGTTATTCCCGGAGAGGCGACGACTGTCAGGCCGGGAGAAATTGAGACGGGGGAAGGGCCATGTATTGCTGCGGGGGATTCTATCTATATATGGCTTTTATCGCTTCACACGTCCGCCGAAAACGCGCATGTCCAGGAGTGGGGACAATGACCATTTCGTTGAAGTCACCGATATGGTTAACAATCGTTTTCCTAGGGTTGACAAGTTCTGTCAACGCCGGACCATTTGATGACGAAGGAGGGGGAGGGGTCAAGAAAAACCAAGACGTAACATGGACCGGCGACCACACCCACACCGGGACAATAGTGGCAAGCACGTTTACGGTCTCAAGCGCCTCTGTAACGTTTCAGGCAACATCCGACACCATGACGGTAAACATGGCCGTCATTAATTTTGACTCCGGCAGTTTTTATGCGAATGCCGGAACGAATCGTGTTGGCATAGGAACAACTGCACCGACCAACACATTGACGGTCGGAGCGCCGGAGGCGGGCGTTATAACAGGCGTTCTTGGAGTATTTTATACCGGAGATACCTGGCTAACGCTGAGAAACACAATAGTTGACATGGAGGCGTTTTTCGGGGTTGCGAATGGGGCAGGCTTCATACTTGGATCAGCGACCAATGACGATGTGTTGATTCGGACGAATAACAATACAAAATTAACACTTAAAGCTGCTGGCAACTTTGGTGTTAATGATACGTCCCCAGATGCTTTGCTTGAGGTGAAATCGAACGCAGCACCAACCGCATACGTGGTCCAAATTTCAAGCCAGAATGACACGACGGCAATGTGGGGCGTGACTGGCAATGGAGGTATGTGGCTGGCGGAGCAAACGTCAACGCCGACGGCACCGAGCAATGCGGCAGGGCTGGCATCTATTACAACTGCCGGGAATGCAGAACTAAAAGCAATCGATGAGTTGGGAAATGTGACTCAGTTGAGCAGTCACCGTGATGGGCGTCTCTATGATATCTCTGAGAATCTCTATACTGGGCGAAAATTTATCGGTGATAGAGAGATGTTATATCGGATTGTTGAGCAGTTGGCGAAAACCGCCGGGCTTGTTACGGCGGGGCTTCGGAGTATCACGTATCTGGACGGAGACGTAACGGACGTAGAAGACGAAACGCGGCTCACAACCGATATGCAAACGCTCGTGGAGGCTCTTGCCACCAACGAGATAGCCGCTGAAACGGCGGGGGATAACGCTGCAACATTGGCGGCTTTAGATGCGACGAATACGCTTGAACAGATTGGGGATATTCGCGAAAGAAGCAAGCTTGAAGCGTATATTGCGGGTTGTGAAACGATCAAGTCCACGTTTCGGAAATAAACGCGATATTCGATTTTAAGCGAGGAGAACAAAATGAAACGGTCTCATAAAACCAAAGAATACATTTTGGCGCTGATTTTGGGGGTCGGCGTTATCGTTAAATTTTGCACTGGTGGGCTTAATGCTCTCGAGGTTTCCAAACTGTTGGCGGTCATCTTTAACGGGCTTTTGTTCTCGCGCGTGCTCGCAAAGGTCAGTCGCGGGACGCCTGGGAACAGAGAAATCAAAAGGGAAGGTTCGGCCGAGTTGCAGGCTGTGGGTGCTCAGTTGCTATGGAATTTGATTGCTTCGGAGGCCGGATGGATATCGGACTTCAATGCTTACTTGTTTATGGGGCTTGCTGTGAGTTTTTATGCGATTGGCCGAGGATGGACGAAGCTGATGACGGCCAAAACGCAGACGATGATAATTAGATGAATCTCACAGACCTTTATCTGTCGATCATGGTTGGTCCCCTGAATAAGGGGCAAGGATATGTTCCGGATATTCCCCCGGACAAAGTGGAGTTTAACGCAGCAGGGCAGATGCTTTATGCGGCGCTTGCGCCGAGGGGGTCTGCAACATCGGACGCGAAATGGTGGATTAGGAAATACAACTACGATTCAAATGGTTATTACACGGGATCGACGTATGCCTTTGACGTGGCATGGGACGACCGCGCAACGGTTTCGTATAGCTAATGAAAATACTCGGCGTAGTCATAGGCCACGATTCAGCAGCCTGCCTAGTCGAAGATGGGCGTATCGTGCGCTATGTCGCCGAGGAAAGGTTTAACCGTATCAAAGTCGGACTTTGCGGACCGCATGAATCGCTGTCTTACTGTTTGGGCGACAACAAGATGTCCGAAATTGACAAGTTGGCTACGGAAAACGCGACTCACGGCATAGTAAAGGTTCACTTGGATGCGCTCACGAAAGCGTCGAAACTGGAAGGGTTTCCTCTCTGGTTGTTGGACAAATGTTACGACATAAATCGCATATCGCAATATGAGCATCATGAGTGCCATGCTGCCAGTGCTTATTATACTTCTGGCTTTGATAAGTCTCTGGTTGTTGTTGCTGATGGAATAGGCGGCAATACGACGGTGTCGACCTATCTGGCCGAAGGGAAAGACCTCAAGGCGATCTATATAAAAACAGTCGATGGGGAATACACCAGGAAGAACGACGGGGCATTTGAGTTAAAGAAGTTTCCTGCCAAGAAAATTGAGTCTTTGGGTTGGTTTTATTCGGCGGTGACAGAGGCGTTGGGATGGCGAATTTGTTGTGACGAGGGAAAGACTATGGGGCTTGCCCCCTACGGCGATCCTGACGCTATTCCCGAAGAGTTGATGAGGGTCAAACTCTACGATGCTGGCAGGGTCGGATACTACCAGAACAGCGGAAGGACATACTATTCAATGGAGTCCGCCAGATACTATCAAGAATTGATGTTGAAATACGGGCGCGAAAATTTAGCGGCGGCGGCGCAACGTCTCCTTGAAAAAGAGGTGGTCAATCTTGTCGATGAATGGGTGAGAAAGACGAATTCCGATAGGATTTGCACCTCTGGGGGTGTGTTTTTGAATGTCAAAGTCAACCAGCTTTTGGCTGAGAAATATGGGGAGAACTATTGGGCTTTCCCTCTGGCGGGCGATTCTGGAATTCCAATAGGCGCGGCGCTTCGGGAATATTGGAAAACGACCGATAAGCCGTATGAACCGATCAGGGTAGGAAATCTTTATTGGGGGCCGGAATATGCGGACGACCAAATCAAAACGATCCTTGAAAGGAACAAACTCGCACACAAGCCGTATGAAAGTGACTATGTGGCTCGGCAACTACTTGATAACAAAATCGTGGGATGGTTCCAGGGGGCGATGGAAGCCGGTCCGAGGGCGCTAGGGAATAGATCAATTTTGATGTCTCCTTTAAAGGCTTGCAATAAGGACATTATCAATCGGGACGTTAAGTTTCGGGAGTCTTTCCGGCCATTCTGTCCGTCCGTGATATCGGAGGCGGCGTCCGCCTATTTCGATGGCGGTGGCGAATTTATGATTACCGCTTGCAATGTAAAGAATACACACATACCAGCCGTGACACACGTTGACAACACGGCTCGGCCTCAGATTCTTCGTAAAGAAGAAAACCCGAAGTTCCATGAGTTGTTGACCCAGTTCGGGAAGTTAACAGGACATCCCGTATTGTTGAATACGTCTTTGAACATCATGGGCGAGCCTATCATCCGAACACCCGAAGAGGCTTTGCGCTGCTTCGCCGGGGTAGGGATGGACATCATGGTTTTGGGTAATTTCGTCTTAGAAAAGGGGAGATAGCATGATCTCGTTTGTTTTGCCGATATATAAAAAGCCGCTGGAGCAATTGAAGCGGTGCATCGAATCTCTGTTGGATATGTCCTACACGGACATTGAGGTCGTCGCGTCGTTCGACGGCCCAGACGCGACTTTAGAAGCCGAAGTAGAGGCTTTCGCCAAGAAAGACAAACGGGTGAAAAAGGTGGTCGGCGACCACGGCGGCGCATGTAAGGCAAGGAACACAGGGTTCAAGGAATCGACGGGCGAAATCGTCTGCTTTTGGGACGCGGATTGTTACGCAATGCCGGAGATGGCAAAGACATGGTTGGAGTATTTCAGGGACAAACCGTATCCCGACTTTCTTTATTCCGGGTATAAGTGGACTGATCCACAAATTCCCGGATATGCGTCCGAACCGCTGAATCCTTGGCTGTTGAAGAAATACAATTATATCTGCTCCATGTCTCCTATTCGCCGGGACAAAGTCTTGGAATGGGATGAAAACTTGGAAGGGTTACAGGACTGGGACTATTTCAGGCGTATGGTGGACTCCGGGGCAAAAGGTCTATATGTTCCATGTGGAACAAATGCCGTCTCCGCCGGTTTTGAAACTGAATTTCCAGATCAGGATTCAATCTCAGGTGTTTCTGCCCGCGAAAAAGCCGTGGAACGAATCAATAAGGTTCGGGAGAAACACGGAGACGCCAAGGCGGACATCCTCGTCTACGGCGACATTATGAAACAAGAAGCCGTAAACGTGGCTCAAATTCTGGACGCAGACTACTTCAACGGGCCATTCTGGATTACTCATGAGTATAAGGCTTGCCTGATATTCGGGTTTAATCCGATGGAAATGGAAACGGCGTTGTTCTTTGCCAATGCGTCAGGGAAGGAATCCAAGAAAATAATCTATTGGATGGGGTTAGATGCCGACATGCTTGCCAACGGTCCGTTTATGCAAACCAAGGCATTGATCGAGGGAATTAACGGCAAGATATCCGCCAATTATTGCCCCGACGTGAAAACCAAGAACACCCTGGAAGATTTGGGAATCAAGACGGACATCTTGACTCTCCCAGTAGCCAAGGGGGAACTGCTAACGGACATCCCCAAGGACTTCAAGGTATTGGCATTCTCGGACAAGGAATATGAGCCTATCGTTGACTCCATCATTCGAGCCATGCCGGACGTTGACTTTGACAAGTTCCAAGACAAGAAGGCTTTCCCGTTCAGCGACTACACGGTTGTCCTGTACTTCTTGAAGGACGGCAGATTCGTCACGGCTGCACGGAACGCCTTGATTCTTGGGCGGCATATGATATCCAACGTCCAAGAGCCGTATTCGGGGTATATTGACCCCGCCGATCCGGTAGCTTTCAAGGAAAACGTCATAGCGAAAATCCGAGAGATTCAAGCCAATCCGACGTTCAACAAAGAGGCACAGGACTACTATAAGGATGTCATGTCCCCCGAGAGGTTCAGGGATGCGATTCTTTCACGCATTTCCCCGGTGTTGGAGGTTGTCAATGCCTAGGAAAGCGGCTTCCTTCGTCATACCCGTTTACAACGGCGCGGCATGGTTGGCTGAAACTCTGGACGCTTGCCAAAGGCAGACGGTCAAGAAAATAGAGATTGTCGTTGTTGACGACTGCTCAACGGACTCCACAAAGAAGGTCATTGAGTATTTCGCAAAGAATGACAAGCGCATTGTACCCATATATTTTGCGGAGAATAAGGGTAGAAGCTCCGCAAGAAATGCGGGGATTAATGCGGCACAGTCGGACATCATCCTAACAAATGATGCCGACGATATCCCGAACCTGAATAGGGTAAAAAAGACAACTCAATTCCTTGATGCAAATCCTGATGTGGATGTTGTCTATGGCGGGTTCTGGGTTCTCGATCCGATTAACCAGGTTCAGGGGGAAGTTAAGGCCGAGCCGTTCAACTACCAAAGGATGCTTAACAGTTCTGGTCTTTTCTTCCACATAGGCCATTCAACGATGGCTTTTAGAAAGAAGGTTTTCGAGAAGGTCCAGTATGTAAACGGGGATTTTTCAAAGCACGGAATCGACGATTGGCGTCTTCAGTTGGAATTACACAGGGCCGGATTCAAGTATGGCTTGATTAACGCACCTCTCGTTTACTACCGCTACATCCCCAAAAAGCGGGATGAGGAAACTATCCTGGCATTGAAGAAGAGCGTCATTTGAAAATAAGTTTCGTTGTCACGGAGGTAGCGGGTGTTGCGTATTACCGAATGTGGGCTCCTGCCATGGAAATGCGGAAGATGGGGCACAAAGCAGCACTTCTCTGGTATAAGCACGATCAATTTAAGCGCCCCGATTTTGAGTGGGAGATTGACAATCCCGAAATCGGATGGGCGATACGAAAAGACTTGGACATGGCTTGCGAATGGGGCGACGTAGTCGTTTGGATGGCCGTTCATACGCCGTCCGCCTTGAAATTCTACGAGGAAATGCGCCTGAAACACTCTGGCAAGCCGTTCTTATTGGAGTTGGACGATATCGTGTTTGATGTCCCAGGTTATAACGTTGGGTCTCAGGCATACTATCCGGGGAGTCCTTTGTCGGAAATTCTACTCCGGCAGATCAAGGGATGCGACGGTATCATAGTTTCAACACCATTTTTGAAGAAACGCCTAGAAAAATACCACCAAAACATTCGGGTGGTAGAGAACACCATCGACTCTTCCCTCTGGCGGCGTAGCCCTCCCCCTCGCCGCCGGAGGATAAATATAGGATGGGTGGGAGGTGCGACGCATGAAAAAGACCTGGCACTTATTAAAAACGTTGTTCAAGATGTCTGCTCACAAAACAAGCACGTCAGATTCAAAATCCTTCACGGATGCCCCGAATTCTTTAAGCATACGCCCGATTGTTCGTGGCTCGATACCAACGACCCCCGTTACCATAAAGGAGATCCGTGCCCCCGGTGTGGTGGCCTACCAATGGTTCAGTGGTCGCACAAATTTACGTCCATCGACAAATACCCGGAGTGGGTATCTAAGGAAGGGTTCGACATCGGAATAGCGCCGTTGTTAGACAATACCTTTAACCGAGCAAAAAGCAATTTAAGGTGGTTGGAATATTCCGCCATGGGAATTCCGACAGTAGCATCCCCAGTAGAGAATTTCAAACTGAGCATAGTTGACGGCAAAACGGGACTGTTTGCGGATAGTCCTGATGAATGGGTAAGCCAGTTGACACGCTTAATCAATGACCCGCAACTACGGGCAAGCATTGGAAAGAGTGCATTGAACGAGGTTCGAGAGAACTGGACCCCTCGAAAGCAAGCCGAAAAATACTTGCGCACAATCGAGGAAATCACAAATGCCGAGCCAAACGCGGGTTTCACTGACGACACTCGTCAGCTTTCTGTTGCATGACATTTCAAACCAAGAATTTACCACTACACAGATACAAGATAAGCTCCAAGAAGCGCAAGAACGATTTGTATTAGATACCAGGGTTCTCCGGGACTCCACAACAGACACCAGCGTGGACGGGACGCAGGAATATGCGTTACCTTCGGACGTTATGGATATCGTCAGAGTCGCCCACAAAGGCGTCGAATTACGGAGGATATCCAAGGCCGACCTCGATTTCTACACTACGGAACGATGGGACGACGACTCCGGTACTCCTCTCTATTACTACGTTGACCTAGACCCCAATAACAAGAAATACGGACTCTATCCAATCCCCACGGGCGCCGACGCCGGGGCGAATGTAGCTATTGAATATGTAAAGATACCCCCGACATTGTCTACCGATAGTTCCGTCCCGCTGGACGGACATACTCTATTAGTCCCATATCACAACGCCCTAGCCTATTTCGCCGCCAAAGAGCTTATGGTTACGGACCCGTCGAGAGAGAATTCCGCCAGAGTAGGAGCTTACGCCAAGAGATATTCGGACGAAGTCTCTCATTGTATTGAGACGTTCAAACACATGGAACAATCCGAGGGGTGGCGCTTAAAAGGTGGACGGTATCACAAAAATATATGAAAAAGCTACTCGCATTCCTTCTTTTAATAACGCCGTCTGCTATTAAAGCCGACGTTCAATCGGTTAGCCAGATGCGCGGACTCTACAATTCTGACGCTTCGGTTCTTATTGGGGACAACGAAGCTCAGGACTTGTTGAACGTGGACATCACTGCTGGTGGATTAGGGATAAAGAAACGAGCGGGATATTTTCAATTTAGAACAATTGGCGTTTCCACTCATGGAGTTAGGGGGGGATACTATTTTCGAGATGCGAATAGTACAGACACGCTTGTTAATTGCAATGACATCAAATGTTACGAAAGCGTCGAATCGGGGGCCTATTCGGCGGCGTTTATTAGTACTGACACGGCAGGATCGTATTACGATTGGACCGATTCTAATGGATCCGCATGGAGGGCTACGAATAATAGAGATGAGATTGCCAGCTATAACGGAACCACTTTAACTTATTATCCATCCTTGCCGAAAGGGAACCAGATCGAAGTTTTACCTACCAGGCTGGCCATTTCCGGCACTTCGGCAAATCCCAATAGAATTCATTTTTCCGAGACAGGGGATTTTACGAATTTTACCACAGGAACTGAGGATACTGATCCCTTTACCGAAGACATCGGATTGCCCGGGCGTGCAGTGACAGCTATAAAAGACGCATGCGGCGGTTTGTTGGCTTTTACTAAGGATTCGCTTTCGCTGGTTACCGCGCAAACGCAATACGATCTAAATCCAACTGTAAGCATTTCGAATAGAATCGGGACAGATCAACCATATGCGGTAGTGAGTAATTTGGGAAATATTTACTGGTTCGGACAAGACAAGAATTTTTATTCATACGACTGTAGCGGAATTACAAAAATATCGTCTAAGTTAGATGTTTCAGGGATTCGCGGCACACCAGAATCATTTGCATGGTTAGTTACCGCGCAATCAGAATTTGACAATGGATCGTTTGGCGCAAGTCTGTCCAGCACAACATCACCCGATGATGTTATTTTAACGAAAACCATAACACAGGAAATTTACAATAACACTGTTGGAATGTCATCAAATGTTGCGCAGTCGTTTATTCCAGCTTCTGATTTTATATTGACTTACGGGCGAATTACATGTTGCGCGGACGACTCGGCGGCTGGTATTTCAACATGGACAATAAGGACAGACAATAGCGGTTCGCCATCTTCAACCATACTATCCACAGCGACGCTCTCTATAAGCGGCACATTTACGGATCGTCTTCTTTCTTTCTCTCCTTCCGTATCATTATCGGCAAACACAACATATTGGCTCCATGTATCGTCTATCGCTTCCACGACATCGAATGAACGTAGAATGTATTCAAATCGGAACAACCCGTATTCGAACGGACAGCTTCTTAGGCAGTCAGATGGCTCATGGATTGTAACCGATTCTGGATATAGCAGTGACTTGACGTTTATTTTATCGAATTCATCATCCGTTTATACATCGGAAACGTTTAATCTAGGAACGGGGATAGTATCATGGGGGACATTTGATGGCAATAATACTCTAAATAATGGATCAATTACATATGCCATTTACAGCGACACTAACAGCGCGATTACAATATCAGATTCCGCAACATTTACTTCAAGTCAAACAGTAACGCTCAATTCTGTACCTACATTATCCACAGCGGCTTACGTTACATGGACAGCTTTATTTAACAGAACAGCCAGTACACAGACACCAGCGTTAAATGATATTACAGTAAATTGGCATGAAGGAACCAATGCTAAATTTTGGGGAATATCTGATAAAGATAATAGGATTATTTGGTCTGTTGCCGACAGCACGTCCATTGTTCCTAATGTTTCTTATGTGTATGATCCTCGTTTTGATTCGTGGTTAAAATATTCATTTCCCATGGAGGCCGCGGCTAAAATAGGGGACAGTCTTTATTTCGGCGGAGTGTCTACCGGAGTTGTCTATCGCTGGGCGTCAGGCAACACCGATAACGGATCAGCCATTACAGCATATTGGAAATCAAAAGACTATATTGGGAACGACCCTTACGTTGAAAAAGACTTCTTAGCCTACAGTTTTCTCGCCAAAACACAGTCCGGGTCAAATCTTGATCTGACATACACAATCAATACGTCATCAGTTGTTACGAGCAACTTTTCCCTAACCGACATTGACGGTAATTCTTTTCACCGTATTAACGCAAACGTTAAACATGGAAGGTTTGGAACATTCATAAATTTTATGTTTGGTAATGATGATGGGGACTCCCCATTTGAAGTTTATGGTTTCAAATATGACTATCGGCCAAGGCCGTGGCGAGTTTTACCGTAAAGGAGATTTAAATGCCGTATAACATTGATACGAATGCCATCCGACAGCAATATTTAAACAAGCAATTAAAAGGCCAAGAACCGACAGAATCGGGTGTTAATGTTGCGATAGCCAATCAATATAACAATGCCATGGAGCAAAGTTATAAAAATTTTGGATCAAAAGTCGGGAGATCGGCTACACAAGAAGAAATTGCGTGGGCGAATGGACCCGGTATCCAAAGTTTCGGGAATCCCGCGGGAGCATTGTCTTTCTTGTCCGAACAATTGTCCAACATTGCAAACAAAATCGTAGCCCAGGCGACGGGATTAGGTCTCGATTTGAGTCTCGACGAGGCTTCTAGAATTAGAG